TGAATTGTCACAGATAATAAGTTCTTTGCCACAGTGTCGAATACATAAGTCATAGATAGATGAGGTAACTAATCCTTTCTGATAGATGTATTCTTTAATCCACATAAGCTTACGCTCTTTGTCTACGGCAATTTTTACAAGTCCAGTTTCATCCCTGGAGAATCCCCAATCCAATCCCCATACTTGTAATTCAGCATCACTATTGAATTTGCCTACTTGCCAATCGTCAAAGATTACACCCTCAGCTTTCTGTAGCCATCCACCTAGTATTTGGTGTTTGAATTTATTAGGTCTTCTGACCTTCATATCTTCAATTTGGTCCTTGAAAGATTCGCTAAGGTTATCGGCATTATCTTCGTAGGTTGTATGGATGTAAGTGATGTTATCCTTGCGACCATTGAATCCATCAGGGATGTCTCTATTTTGATAGAACCGTTGGTATATCCAATGCTCTCTTGTGGTTGGGTTTAGAATTAACAAGCATCTATTCCTTACACCCTTGGCACGAATAGAATAGTCTATCTTGTCAAAGTTTTCTTCTTGGGTAAGTTCCTCCGCTTCGTCCAATACAAACGTATTAACACCACTAATAGATTTAAGCTTGGCAGTTTGATCACCTGAAGCTGTCTTGATACCACTAAAGAATATTGAACTGCCTGTGGCCTTATTGATTATCTCAGTCTTGGTAACTACAAAGTTATCTTGTACACCCATCAGTTCCAGCTTCTCAATAAATTCAGGTATGATACTCATAGCGGCAGAAGACATCGTGTATCGTGTGAAGAGTATCTTGTTATTCTTTTCGTAGGTGAGTAAAACTAAGAAGACCGTGGCGGCAAAAGACTTACCTGACCCACGGCCCCCTGTCATTACAAAGTATCGACTATCGGCTTGAAATAGCGATTGGTATTTGGGATTCAATTCTACTGGATTCATTCAAACTTATTTAGTTTATCTCGATGCAGGAAGTAGGTATCTCCGTGACCTAGGTCCTTTATATTCTCAGGTTTTATCATTTGTTCCTTTGCCGCCCATCCCACGTACTCTATCTCATCTTCATTCACATAAGCTAGCACATATATGTCTACGTCTGGGTTAACCTTCAAAGTACATATAAGATTGCCATTCTTTCTATCTGTAGATTTTATGTCGTATCTATATCCGTGTTTAGTCACACCATCAGCAGAACCACTTCTTGGTAAGCAGCTAAAGTCTAGGAACAGATTATGTAGTTTAGCAAAACCATACTCAGACTTGACACCTTGTATATCTATTTTAATTGGTGATTGCTTTCCTTTTTGCGTATCTACAACATTAGCGTTTCTGTTTTCAGATTGTCGCTTTCTAGCTATATACTCACATATATCAAGTTCGGTTCTGTCTAGCTTTATTTTCATCTTTTTTTCAGTGTTGGCTCATACCTATATCCTAGTATTGGATTAACACCATAGTTCCAAAAATCATATGGCATTTCCTCACCCATTGGGAGTGTTCCCTTTTTTGTCTTCCTTAATTTCTTCGTGTTGTACATCTATTGTTTTTGGTTGTGCAAAATCTATTACTGGTATGTTTACTTTCGTATTAACATCTATCTGTTGCATTTCTTTCGGCTTACCATAACGATAATTCATTAAGTAGTCCCAATGCTTAGACGATCCGTCTCTAGCTAACTTAGCTACCTCAATCCACATCTTCTCCTCGCTACCGAACGCTTTCTTCAGTGCGGCCAATGTCATTCGATTCAGGTCCTTCTCCTTAGCTTTAGTTGGTCTACCTTGCCCCCTGTAGACTCCCTTGATTGCTCCGTTGTTCCTCCTGCCGTCTTGTTTCTTTTTTGCTGTATTGTCTGATTGGCTCATCTATTATATTACTTTTATAACCTCTCATTGTTAATTGCCCTGCTAGGTATCTAAACTTATACCAAAGTTTGTTATAGTCCTCTACCATAGCATTGTACTCTTGGTTGTTTTCTTCCATCTGTTTATCTAGTTCACAATACTTCTCCATCCAATAAATTGTTGGTTCATCGTAAAGTTTTGGCTTATGCATAAGTTCTTCTAGTACTTCAGCATACACCTCGTATAAACGTGCTTCGTGCTTAGAAATAACATTATCGAATAACTTAATTCCGTGTAGGACTGATGCGTGATGCTTGCCCATTGACTTACCTATATCAGTGATAGTTATACCTGTAAGCATACGACAAAGCTTATAGTACACGCTCCTAGCATACACATACTCTCTTTGTCTACTGACGTTCAATAAGTTTATCGATAGCTTGTGTTCTACCTGCTTCTGAATTGTTTTTAATTTCATCCTTTAATATTTGTTTGTATTTAACATATGCCTCAGCGATACCTTGGCAACATTCATAATGTTCTAATTCTTCGTAATATTTCCTTACGTGACGAACGTCTTGCTCTTCGAGTGTACCAAGCAGTAAAGACAGTAACACATCATTATAGCATTCCTCTTTCGTGTTGTAAGGTGTCATACTTCTTCTTCTAAGTAAAAGTCTTCTAGGTTAAGTACCTTCTTGTCAAAGTACATTTCATAGTTCCAACATCCTTCCTCGACCACCTTTCTACCATACTCATAAGTCATATCGGTAACGGAACAGAATTGTGGTGTCATAGACTTCTGATCTATCGCAATAAATATAAAGTCAGAAAAGTCTAGGTTAAACAATTGGCAATAGATATATACTTGCGCACCATACTTGTATCTACGTACATCATTCTTGAACCACGAAACATCTTGACACGTCTTCAAGTCTATAATATACCCATCACCTAGTATATCCGCCTTACCCCTAAAAGGATAGTTATTTATATACCCAACGGCAGGGACTTCAAACTTCGTCATCTTCAGTGCATCCTGGACCCTGCTATTGGATAATAATCTTTCGCCCATCTCTGTGGCTATATCTACATCTTTCTTCAAGTAAACCTTTCCGTGTTCTTGAACTGCTTCTTCCCACGCCTTACCTTTGCGTGACCCTAGTTCTACGTAGTTTATCTTCTTGAATTTATCTGGCTCTAATACATAAAAATGAAACAAGCTACCTACATCAAATGCAGATGAGTCTTTACTCTTTTGTAAGTACAGATTAGGATTCTTTGCCAAACCTTTTATTGAACTTGATGATAAGGAATTATCTCCCATATAACCATAGTAGAAACTATCGTCTATCATCTTGTCAAGCAGTTCGTGCTTATCCCACTTGTGGCCGTCTAGTGTGTAAAAATCCATTCAGTCGTTGTTGTTCTATATAATATTGGTACTCTTGTTCCATCCAATGAAGTTCTGCCCTCATAGACTCGTTTACCATTTGTTCTTGTATATACTCTTGGTATATAGTTTTTGAATATCCCATTACTCAATACTGTTTATTAGTTTAGTTAATATTGTTTCTATTATCTCACGTAACTTCTCGAATGGCCATAAAACCACATAAGCAAATATTGAGAGTATGCCGTCAACGACAAACACAGGTATAAGTAGGATGAATAGTATGAGTATCTTGGGACCGTTAAGCAGTAGTTTTTTATATTTCATACATATTTGTTTTAACCAAAGATATACAAAATAATTAACATTTACTTTTTAGGCGTAAAATTTTTCCTCCATTTAGTCTGACACACTGCATAACGTTGGTCCCTATCAGGGAATTCAGCCATCATAGCGGCATTGTTCATACATCGTCTGTTGAAGTCTTTTTGTTCTTCGTACTTCTTTGGTTGCATTTTTAGTGGCATTATTTCTGTGATTTAAGTTTCTCTAAGTATAGACAAGCATCCATCAGTTCTTCTTGGAGGTGGTTAAGGAATTCATAGTATCCGTCTGGCGAATCAGCTAACGTTGTCCCATACTTCTCGATTCCTATAGCAGAACGTGTATAGAACTTCTGAACTACCTTCTTGACGATAGGATCACGCTTGTCTTCTGTTGTTGTTGTGGTCCAATAATTGTCCATAATAAAATAACTTTTAATTAGTTTCCTCGTTTTCTTCTTTGTATTGGTTGTAAACCTTTTGCAATTTGCTATGGACACCATTAAGGAAACAGCTACTGCAATTGGTACTACTCTTATTGTCGTTGAATACACGATTGTATATCTCTAACATCTTACGTTGTACTCTAGGTGTAATAGAATTACGACCTGCAATAAAGTATTCGTCTAGGTACTTGTACTCTTCCTCCAAAAGACAATTGGGTTGTTGGTAAGGAAACATTTCATTGAGAATGTCACGCCTACGGTCACAGCCGCAATCTTCTCCTAGAATCCACTTGGCCACCTTTGCGACTCCTGTTTTCTCTAGAACAGTCTCTACTGTGTCCCCTAATCCCTTAGCTTGTTTCTTTGGTGTCGAGGTAGTCTTTGTAGCTTTTCTTGGCTTTCTGCTTGACTTTTGTTTTGCCATTTTTCAGTGTATTAAATATTGATGATAAACTTATTGTTGTGTGTTTTGATATAGACCGCATTGACATTTGCTTTTTAAAATGTATATCCCATATCTTCTTATCGTACCAATACCAATCCTCAACAATAGAAGCAATACGATCAATAAGCCTCTTAAATGCTATCTCGTGGTCAATAGGGTCGAAATGTGGGTCTACGGTGTCTGCCATCTTGCGAGATAGTTCTACGTGATTGTCAAGTGTATATACGTGTTTTTTGGACAAGTATAAGTTTCTTAGAGTAACATAAATGTAGAATGTATTAATCTGATTATTCTTGTAGGTAATCTTCTTAGGATTCTCCACGTAACGATGCAGACGTATATACATCTCCTGGACAAGTTCATCTGCTTGGTCTTTATCGCAACCAAACGACATTGCCATCTTAATCCACTCGTTGTGGCGTTCAGCTAATATTTCTAAGAGTCTTGACTCCAAAAGTGAAATGATATTCCGATTATGCCAATCATTAATTGAACTAGGTGTTCTGTATCTTCTGGTCCTTCTTCGTCCATTGTAGTGTTCCAATAGTTCACTCCGAACATTAAACCGTATATGGGAAATAATTGTACGTACATTATGCGATTGATATTATGTTAGCTTCTATTCTTGGGTCGTACTTATCAATGCCTTTGTATGTGGCAGTGACTCGTTTTACTATAGATGTATCATCTGCTTCAATACACCCTTTAGTCACCATTGTATCTTGGAAGAACTTATCCACCACTGCTATAACGCTCATTAAGTCTACCTTCCGCTTATTCGGCGCGTCGTAACCATACGTAATCATTACAGGACCCTTA